AAGGCAAGTTTGAAAAGTATTTGATGATATCATTTTGGTTATTGTTATTGTTAGCCATTTCTATAATCTTAAACATCATTAGATTCAAATGATACCATCAAAAGAATGCATTGATTTGATAAAGCAGTTTGAAGGATTTTTCACAAAAGCATATGTCTGTCCGGCCGGAGTTGTGACCATTGGATTTGGTTCAACCATGTGGATGGATGGCAAGAAAATAAAGATGGGAGAAATCATCTCCATGGATGGTGCAGAAAAATTGTTGGCCTGGGAGTTGACAAAGAAATCATCTGCATTGATTGGACTCAATTTGTCACAACAACAATTTGATGCATGTCTGTCTTTGATATACAACATTGGAGTTGGTAATTTCAACAAGTCAACATTGTTGAAAAAGATAAAAGCAAATCCAAATGATGCAACCATTTGTGATGAGTTTAAAAAGTGGAACAAGGCAAGAGTGAATGGTCAATTGATAGAGTTGAAAGGATTGACCAGGAGAAGAGATGCAGAACAGAAGTTGTATTTCAAATCAAATTAATTGAATTGCATCAATAACAATCAAGTAATTTTGTACCTCTGAAATGATATGTTTCAAATATGGTTTTGCCAGTGTATTTCTATACATTGGCATTTTTTTTTGATTTTTTTTAAAATATTTTTTTCCTCTGAAATCCAGGTCCACATTGAGTTTCTTATTTTTTATTAAATTTATTTTGATTTTTGTTTGAAAAATATTTGGTTGAATCAAATGTGTGATGTAGATTGCATCATCATTCAGAAACAAACTAAAAAAAAAATCATGAAAAATTTCACATTAAAATTTGGCAAGTACAAAGGACAACAATTTTTATCAACTCCAACATCATATCAAAATTGGTTGATGCAACAAGACTGGTTCAAAATTCCACAAGAATCTGTTGCCAAATATGATGTTGTAAAAAAATTCACAACTGATTATAGGATGGGAATGGGTAGGTCAAAAGAAATTGTTGAATACAATTTGACATGGGATAATGCAGTAATACAAAAGGACATGATGAATATGTATCACCTGGATGAAACCATTGAATGTTTTTACATAGAATCAAGCAGATAAAAAGACTATGGGGATGCGTCCATTCAACGCATAATTTTTCAAACCATAATTTGCAAACAATGAACATCAAACTATCAGTTAAATCATCAATGACACAAATTGAATTGCAGTCAATATACAATTATAATCTCAAAAAATTGCAATGGTATAAAGACAAAGGATGGTCAAAAGAATCCTTAATCAAAGAGAATATACTTGCAAAAAGTTTCATTGAAAAAAACTATAATTGAGAGAGTTGTGAGAGAGTAATATATTGATTTTATCTTTTGATAAATTCAAAGAATTATCATAAATTTACTTTCACAAAATTACAAACATGAATCAAGAGCAAACACAAAAACAGACAAACAACAGAGGTGGTCACCGGCCAAATGCCGGAAGGAAACCATCCGGAACAAGGAAACAACCATTGACATTGTACATCAATGAAAACTTGATGACTGGAGATGGCAAAAACAATTTAAGAAACTACATTTACGAAACTTTAAAGTCATACAAAAATGAGCAATAAGGACAAAAAAAACATTCAAATACTGGTAATCGTTATCATCTGCATTCTTGCATGTTTCGCTGACAATATTTGGACCATTTAATAAATTTCAAAACCATAAAAAAAACAAATCATGGAAGTAACAATCTCCAAAAAAATTGATGAAATCATCAAAATTGAGACACCAAAGTATTTCAAAAGCAAGTACACACACAGACTTGCAAAGTTAACCGAAACCGGATTGACAAAAGTATCTGATGACTTGATATGTTATTCAGAATTCAGACCAACATGCATATATTTCCAAAAAGAAATTGTCAGTTTATTGGAGGAATTCACCGAAGTTTCAAAACTGGAGTTTGAAGAGAAACTATCAAACACATTGGTCAAATTACAAGTTGTCGGCTATGAATAACCTGGCAATCTTAATCATGCAACTCATTGCAATTTTAATCCTTATCTTTTATGCAATCATCACAATACAAGAATTCAAGAACAAAGACTGAAAGGATTCAAGAATTAAGCAAGTTTATTGACTTGCTAATTCTTGAGACCAAAAAACAAAACCAAATCAAAAACCATAAAAAGAACAATCATGAAAAGTTCAGAATCAATCACAGAGATTGCAAAGGCATTGTCTCTGTTCCAGGTGAAAGTGGATACAATCAAAAAAGATGCAACCAATCCATTTTTCAAAAGTACTTACGCAAGTTTATCCAATATCTTAGACTCAATTAAAGAGCCATTGATGGAATCCGGATTGGCCATTGCACAATTTCCAACTGGAGAGAATTCACTTGTCACATTGCTGATGCATGGTGAATCCGGTGAATGGATTGAGTCATCCTATGACATGAAACCGGTCCAAGACAATCCACAAGGCAGAGGCAGTTGTTTGAGTTACATGAGAAGATATTCCATCTCTGCCATCTTACTTTTGAATATCATGGAGGATGATGATGCAAACTCTGCAACACATGTCTCAAATCCAACTCAAAAGACACAACCAACAACAAATGTTGAAGATGATGCCAAGCCATGGTTGAATGAGTCTGATGATGCATTCAAAAGAGCCAAGGAGAAACTTGCATCCGGTGAAATCACAATTGATGTCATCCGGAAACATTACAAAGTCTCAAAAAAAATTGAGGCATTATTGACTGCAAAATAAATTTCAAAACCATAAAAAAACAAATCATGTATCAATTACCAGTTGTGACCAATGAAGTCACCAAGTCTCAAATCAAAATCATTGCCGAACAAACAATCTCCGGAATCCTGGAGCATGGCAACATCATAGAAATGGCAGATACATTTGCCAAAGTTGAATTGCTGTTAAAAGAAATCAAGTCATCACCAAATTACATTGACTATCTCAGAGATGAAGTTTCAAAGTATGGTAAATCACACACAACATCATCCGGAACAAAAATTGAATTGGCTGAGGTTGGAACAAAATATGACTATCAAACATGTGGAGATTTCAAACTGGAAGAGTTAATGAATCAAATGGCTATTCTTGAAACTGCAATCAAAGAAAGACAAGCATTTTTGAAGACAATACCATTGTCCGGAATGGATGTACTAATTGAAGGAGGTGAAGTTTGCAAGATATATCCACCAATAAAGACATCCACATCATCAGTCAAATGCACAATTGCAAAATAATGTGGCTGAAAAGTGATGTGATATCCTACAACAGAAAAACAATCTATGGTGTGCAAGGTGAAAGAGTTGACATAATCTCTGAACATATTCCGGCAGTACTTGTCCGGTCAGAGAAAGGAAACTCTTTTGCCACAACCATGGACAATCTCTCACCAACTAAAATTCAAAAAATTGAAACCAAAAATACAAACCTGGTTAAGGCAAATAGAATTGGGAAACCTAAAAAGTAATCATGCAAAAGTCTTAAATTACTTAAAAAACAAACAATCATTTTCAAATATCCATCAGATGAGGATTGATTTGAACATGGCACATCAGTCATTGACTGCAACAATATCAATTTTGATGGACCATGGATTGGTCAAATCAATTGGTGATGGTGTTAGTATTAAAGGAAATATCTATTCTGAATTATCTTTTGTCATAGAAGATTGGGAAAGAGAATTATTGCAACACATGAGAAAGAAAGAGAAATTCAAACAATGGTTGGCCAAAGGAATTGATGACTACACACAGATGTTGCCAATGGATGTCAGCATTAAGATTCAAGATATCTATTTCAATAAAATTTAAATCTTTGACCATATGAAAAGAAAATACAACTTAAAAAAACCAAGACCAAAGAAACCAGTTGATGAAAAGATGGTTCAAGGATTCTATTCAGTGAAAGCCAAATACAAGAAAGAGGCAGATGAATTGATTGTTCAACTTATAAAACAATGGAGATGAGAAAATTCAAATGCAGATTTGGAGTCAAAGGTTGTCCACATGAAAGACATTTTGCATTTTCAGACTGGATGAGAGAGAATCTGCCGGACTCAAAAACCGGAATGCAAATTGTGGACCTGGACTTTGTCATTTATAACTACAAGACAAAAAAACTATTGATAGTTGAACAGAAACTATTCAAAGCAAAGTATGATGGTGCAAATGTAAACTTTGCACAAAGAGAATTCTTGATGTTGGTCAAAAAAGTATTCAGTCAACTCAAAAATGTGAAAGATGGATGGGAATTTCTTGATGTACATCTCATCCAGTTTGATGCATATGATTTCAGCACCGGCAAATGCTACCTTGACAACAAAGAAATATCTGAAACCGACCTTAAAAACTTTCTATCCATATGAAACCACATGAAAGAATTGATTCTATAATAAACATAAATAAATCAATTTATTGCATACCATGTATTGAACATCCATTTCTTATCACAACTCAACAATTGTCTCCATTTGAGGTCATTGACCTGGCATGTGAATTCTTAAAGTTGAATCCAAGTGATGTGATATCAAAAAAAAGAGACCGGAATCTTGTTGATGCAAGACACATGATTGCTGACCTTTTATACAATGATGAGTTTCTCAATCTGTCTTTGAAAAATTGTGGTGAAATTCTTGGTGGAAGAGACCATTCAACCATTCTTAATTCAAGAAAAATTATAAAAAATTTGATTTTTTCATATCCTAATTTCAGAGAAAAATTATTTAAATTGCATTTGTATGTGTATCACACATCAGACTATTTCAACCATTAAACCAAAAACATATCATGGCAGACAACACATTCTATTTCTCACACGATTACAACACAAGACTGGATGACAAAATTAAAGACTTGATATATCAACATGGATATCTTGGCTATGGATTGTACTGGGCATTGGTTGAAGACTTATACAATAATGCCAACGCATTGCGACTAAATTATCAACGCATTGCTGATGATTACAAGACAACACATGATGTGATTGATAGCATCATAAATGACTTTGACTTGTTTATATTTTCAGAGAATCATTTCCATTCAAAATCAGTTGAAAAGAGACTAAATCAGAGAGAAAGTAAATCCATAAAAGCAAGAGAATCAGCACAAAAGAGATGGAATAATGCAAACGCATTGCCAACGCAATCCGATGGCATTGCTATAAAGGAAAGGAAAGGAAAGGAAATAAAAGAAAAGGAAATAATTATAAGTGTTGAATTGCCATTCAACACCATTGATTTCTTTAATAAATGGAATGAATGGAAATTGTATAAAAAACAACAACACAAATTTTCTTTCAAGACCGGCACAACCGAAAAAACTGCATTGAATAATCTTGTAAATTTATCAAACAATGATGTTCAAATTGCAATTGAAATAATTAATCAATCCATTGCCAATGGATGGAAAGGATTTTTTGAAATTAAAAACAAAACCAATGCAACAAAACCAGTTAATGAAACAAGATTTGACAAACGAATTGAGTATGCAAACAGATGGAATCATGCAGATATTGAAATCAAAGAGAATATCTGATTGTACACCAAGAGAAATCATTGAAAAACTATCCATCATTTACATGCTGATTGGACTGAGGCCACAACATTTTCCAACTCAAGCCGAAGATGTTTTGATTTTGACTTTCATCAAGAAACATTTTGGACACAAAACAATTGATGAATTGTACCTGGCATTTGAGTTGGCCGTTACCGGTAAACTGGATGTTAAAGATGTCAAAGTGTATGACCAATTCACAATTGAATATCTGATGAGAATCATGAATTCCTACAAAACATGGTTGATTGAGAAAGCAAAAGAGAAACATCAAATTTCAAAACCAAATATGCAAGAATTGCCACCATTGACACAACAAGACAAGATTGATGAAATAAATGAATGGAGAGCAAAAGAATCAATTGATTTCAAATTGATACCAATTTATCTATTTGACTGGATGTTTGAATATGGATACATCAAAATGACTGATGATGAAAAGATTCAATTCTATTCAAGAGCCATCAAAATGAGAGAATACAGATTGAGAAATGAGGCAGAGATGTTTGGTGGAGACAAAACAACATACCGGAATTTCATGAAGATGAAAGCAAACAACTTTCAAGACATCACAAAAGATGAAGAGTTTCAGATTGATAATATTTACAGAAAGATTGCAGTATATGAATTCTTAAAAAAATAATATGACACCAAAGCAAATTGCAAAAAATCTAATAAGAGACCATTTTTCAATTGGTTCATTAACCTGGGAGGAATCAATTGAATGTGCATTGACAACATCCAGGTACATGAATGCACCGGATATTCAAAGAGAGATTGATGAGGTGAAAAACAGAGATGCAAGAATAACATGTGAAAAGAAATCAAATGACATTGTGCAGTTACAAATGGAATTGTTTTGATGATAAAGAGAACAGATGCCAACCACAAACAGATGATTGATGGATTGAGGAAGATACCAGGAATATCAATTTTTTCAACTCATATGGTTGGAAAAGGATTTCCGGACATAGTAATCGGATACAAAGGAATCAATTATCTTGTTGAGATTAAAGATGGAGCAAAGACCAAGTCAAGAAAGAAATTGACTGATGATGAAATCAAGTTTCATGGTTCATGGTTAGGTCAGATAATGATTGCAGAAAATATTGATGATGTCTTGAGATTATTGAAAATTATTTCTTAAATTTACTTTGATTATATCAAAATGAATCCATGTGCCAAAATCATTGAAGAGATATACTTGCATCCAAAGGTCAATGAATTGATTGGAAACATCAAACCGGTTGAATTGCAAGATGATTTGAGACAAGAGATGGCCATGGTTTTGCTGAAATATGATTGTGATAAATTGATGAAGATTGAATCAGAAGGAAATCTGTTGCCATTTGTCTTGAGAATAGTTTGGAACATGGGAACATTGACAAAAGGTGAATTTTACAAGGTATTCAAAAAGAATGATGCAGACAAGGCATTTGAATACATCAAGAGTTTTGAAGGAAAAGGCATTCCAGGTCATCATGCAAATATTGCAAGAAAAATACTGGAACACAAATTGACATTGAATGCCAATGATGCACATGAATCAATCATATTCAGCAAGTATGTTGAATTGAAGTCTTGCAATAAGGTTGCAGAGTATTTTGGAATACCACATTTGCATGTGAGCATTGTTGTCCGGAAGACAAAAAAAGAGTTAAAAACCATATTAAACAAATTATGATGACTACAAACATGACTACAAAAGAGAAAGCAAAACAACTTTACAATGATTTTGGTGAATGGATAATTGACACCGAAAACTGCACAGATGAGATGAACAAGAGATTTGTCAAGCAAGTATTGACCATTCATCTTTTGGAACAGATAAAAGAGATTGAAAACAAATTGGACTATTATCATGCATTAATTGAGGAAGTAAAATACATATGACACCAAAAGAGAAAGCAAGAGAATTGATAATGTATTCACCATTTCTTGAAATCAATGACAAGAAACAAAATGCATTGATTGTCTGCATAGAGATTCAAAAGTTCATTGACCAAAGGATGCAAGGATGGTTGGATGCAACCTGGATGAATTGGTGGAATGAGGTGATAATTGAAATAAACAAATATTAATATGAAACAACTTGTTCTGATTGTCCTGGCATCATTTGTCTTTTCATACTACTTTGTGAACATTGCCGGAATACCGGCATGGATAAAAAAGAAACTCAAGTTTCCATGGGGAAAGAGACTCAAGCCAATTGATTGTGTGACATGTCTATCTGTTTGGATGGCAGTTGTATTCTTTTTCTGTCCAGTCATTGTTGTCAAATTTATTGCAATCATATTCACTGCCGGATATGTCGGCTACAAAATAAACTAAATGAACATACTTGGACTTTCTTTTCCAAAGAGTGGATGTGGATTTCACCGGATTGTTTTGCCATTGGCATTCATGAATGACATCCATGGATATATCACAAACTATCCAACACCGGAAGTGATGCAAAAAGGATGGGATGCAATATTTTACAATAGAGTTTCAATCCTGGATGATGACCTTCACAACATCAAAAAAGACATGAATTGCAAGGTGATTGTTGACATGGATGATGATTGGATTTTGCCAACAAATCATCTCAACTATTATGATTATTTGCATTTACATGAAAGGATTGAAAACAACTTGAAAAATGCAGACATGGTCACATGCACCAATGAGAGACTTGCAAACAGAATCAGACCATTGAATTCAAATGTCCATATCTTTCCAAATGCCATTCCATTTGGACAACATCAATTCACAAGTGACAAAAGTGAAGATGAGAAAATAAGAATCTTTTGGTGTGGAGGAATCACACATGAAGGAGACCTGGAAATCTTAAAGAATCCAATCAAGAGATTGTCAGCACATTCAAACAAAATCAAGATGGTCCTTGGTGGATATGATGACTCAAATATGATGTCAAAATCAATTTGGGAAAAAATGGTATCATATTTTACATCTGCCAGGCAATTGCCATTTGAAATCATAAAAGGAACAACACCGGACAAATACATGGAGATGTATCAAAATGCAGATATCATGTTGATTCCATTGTTACATTCTGAATGGGCATCATCAAAATCAAACTTGAAGATTCTTGAGGCATCAGTCAAATCAATTCCATGTGTTGTTTCAGCAGTTGAGCCATATATCAAAGACCATGATGCACCGGTCCTTTGGGCAAGAAATCAATCTGACTGGTACAAGCATATAAATTTTTTAATAAACAATCCAAATGCAAGACAAGACTATGGCCAAAGACTCAATGAATGGGCAAAAAAGAAATACAATCTCTTTGAAATCAACAAAGACAGAAGAGCCACATTTGCAAGTCTTATCAAAACATAAACACATCTTTGATTTGTTCCAACAGACTGGAGAGGTTGTGAATCTCCATCCACATATCAAGGAAGAGATTGTCTCAGCATACAGAGTTGAGAATCCACATTTTCACTACAATGCCAATTGTGCAACATGCATTCTTGAAATGTTAGTGGAAGTATACACATACTACAATAAAAAAATAAACTCATGAATGTATTCACACATGGTGGTGCAACCGGAGACATCATCTTTTCTTTGCCAACAATCAAAGCCATGGGAGGTGGCAAACTCATCATCCATTCATATCACAAACAAAGATATGAGGCAGTCAAACCATTGATTGAAGTCCAGGAATATATTGACTCAGTTGAATGGGCCGACATCCAACCAACTGATGCCATCAATCTTGACAAGTTTAGAAACTATGCCGGACATCATTCAAACCTGGTTGAGGCACATTTCACCGGTCAAGGATTGATTGTATCTCAAAACCAATGGTGGAGAGATGGATGGTTGACATTGCCTACAAATCAAACCATGATAAATGGCATCAAATATTCTGTCATAAATAGGACAATCAATTATGCTGATGAAAACTTTGATTGGAAAAAAGAGGTTGATTATCTGATGAGTATATCTGATGAAGTATTTTTTATAGGATACCATGATGAGTTTCTGTTGTTCAATTCAAAGTTCAATACAGACATCAAGTTTTTTTCATGCAATTTCCTGGAAGGAGCATACCTTATCAAAAATGCAGTCATGTTCACTGGTTGCTATTCTGCATGGTCAACAATTGCCATGGGATTGGGATTGAATTACAGATTGGAACAAGCACCAGGACACACATGTTCATCATTATTAATGCCAAGAGAAACCATCATCAATGTATAGTCAAGCAAACCAAGATGTCTTTGTCTTTCACATGACAAATCACAAGAAAGGTACATACCTTGAAATTGGAGCATCACATCCAATCTACATCAATAATACATATCTGCTTGAGGAAAATGGATGGACCGGAGTGAGCATTGACATAGACAATCAGAATGAATCAACCTGGAAGGAGAAACGGAGCAATCCATTAATTATTGCAGATGCATTGACATTTGACTATGCATCATTGAATCAAACATACTTTGACTATCTCCAGTTGGACATTGAGCCATCAGTCAACACATATCTTGCATTGTTGAAAGTACTGGAATCAAAGATGGAATTTGGAGTCATCACCTATGAGACAGATGCATACATGGATTTGAGATATGTGCAACCATCAAGAGACATCTTGCAAAGTCTTGGATATACTTTGGCCATTAAAGATGTTCAATCTCCATTTGGACCATTTGAAGACTGGTACATCAATGAGAAATATATTGATTCATCTTTATTAAATTCATTCAAATGATAATGATATCCGGTCAAATAGAGACCTTGACAACAAGAAAGGACAAGACTATAAAGATAACCATTGGAACACAAGAAATGAATCCAAGTGAGTTTGCAGAGATATTCAGTTTGAATCAACAATTTTGCTATATTGGAATCAAACCGGAGCCATTCACAAAGGATGAGTCAGCAACTATGGACTCACTGAAGACAGAGTTTGATGAAGTAAAGTCTCCAGGCCAAAGACTCAGAGCAATCTTGTACAAGAATTATGAACAAAACAATCTTGGATACAAGGATTTCAACACATACTATGTTGGACAGATGGAAAAAATATGCAATCACTATAAAAGCAAGTTGACAGACTTTTGAAAAAACACACAAAGATATATCTGTCATCCATGGGATTTGATGAGTCTGATTTTGTTCCATGTGAAATCTGTGGAGCCAAGGCAGTTGATATCCATCATATAGAGGCAAGAGGCATGGGAGGAACAAAGAGAGTGAATGAGATTGAGAATCTGATGGCATTGTGCAGACCTTGTCACCTGGTATATGGTGACATCAAAAGTCAGATTGAATTCTTGAAACACATCCATCTCAAGAGAATGATTGATAAAAAGAAATAAGATTCAAAACATCGGTAATACATCGGAAATGGCAAAGCAAGAAATACAGAAACATGGAGGTTCATTGACAAGACCGGCAAAAGGTGAGACAATGAATCCAAATGGCAGACCAAGAAAGTATGTCTCAGTCTTGAAGGATGCCGGATACAAGTTGTCTGAGATTAATGACACTATCCAAAATATGATGGCCATGACCATTGATGAGTTGAATTTTGTTTACACTAATCCATCCACAACCATCCTGGAGAAGACAATTGCCGGAGCCATGTTGAAGAGTCTCAAGAATGGTTCATTGTATTCTCTTGATACATTACTGACAAGAGTCTATGGAAAGCCAAAAGAAACTGCTCAGATTGTCACAGACAACCGGATTGAAGTTGTATACATTGAAGGCAAGACAATCCTATAAAAAAATATTTTCAAGATTCTTTGAATTTTGTTTGGTGGAATCAAAATAATGATTATTTTTACATCTCAATCATAACCATAAAACAAATCAAATCATGAATCACGAATTGAAAGTAACAACAACCAACAACAAATCCGGCAAATTTCACTACCAGGTAATTGATGAAAATGGAACAATCATCTCTGAAAGGAAATCAAACAGAGAGTATGTTGCATGTACTATTGATGGAGAGTTTTATTTTGGAAGACTGGACTTGATAGGTAAAGGAAATCATGCAACATATATCAAGTATGCATTGGGATACATGCAAATGTCTCTTGAGAAATTCAATGATGCATTCAAGAATCCAAAGTATACACAATCAAAATATGAATATCAAGAGTTTGTTGAGATGTACAAAAACAAATACAAAATACTAAATACAATAGCATACAAAAAGTAACAACTCAAGCCATCTGAAAGGATGGTTTTTTTTTACCTTAAAAAGATTATTTAAAAAATATTTGGTGGAATCAAATACTCTTCATAGATTGCATCATCAATCAAAATCAAACCATAACAATGAAACAATCAAAAAAGACTTACAAACTGCACAATGGATTTCCGGCCTACACTATTGAACAATGGTTCAATACTTACCAAGGATTTGTGAGAACATTTATTTCAACTCCAAAGAGCCAACAGAAAGGACAGATGTGGCAAGATTTCATTGACCTGGCAAACAAGGTGAAATCTCTATTGATAGAAAACGGAATCAAATTTATCTAATAAAAATCAATCAAATTGAATATATCAAACCATCTGAAAGGATGGTTTTTTTTGTATCTTTAATCTTGTGAGAATTGAATTACCAAAGCCACATATCAATCAAAAGAGGATTCTTGAATCAGAGTCAAGATTCCGGATTGTCTGTTGTGGAAGGAGATTTGGCAAGTCAGAATTGTCTCAGATTGAAATCATCAATGAGGCATTGAAAGGAAACTCTGTTGCCTACATCACACCAACATATCAACTTGCAAAAACATTCTTTAATAAGTTAGTCAAATGCGTACCATTTGAAAACAACAAGTCTGATTTGATAATCAACTTTCCAAATGATGGAAATGTGATGTTTTTTACTGGAGAGAGACTGGATGCATTGAGAGGAAGGAAGTTTCATCTTGTTGTCATTGATGAGGCATCATTCATTCCAAACCTGGAGGATGGTTGGTTGAATTCCATCCGGCCAACATTGACAGACTACAAAGGCAAAGCATTGTTTCTGTCAACTCCAAAAGGAAAGAATTATTTCTATTCTCTATTTATGAAAGGAATTGCCGGTGAAGACAACTGGCAGTCTTTCAAGTTTACAACATATGACAATCCATACATTGACAAATCAGAGATTGATGAGGCATCCAGGCAATTGCCATCTGTTGTCTTTGAGCAAGAGTACATGGCCAATGCCATGGAAAATGCATCAAATCCATTTGGCAGTCAGCACATACAAGAATGCACCAAGCCATTGTCAAGAGAGCCGGTTGCCTATTATGGAATTGACCTGGCAAAGTCTGTGGATTGGTCAGTTATAGTTGGATTGGACAAGAATGGAGATGTGGCATACTTTGACAGATTCCAAAAGGATTGGAAACAGACCAAGGAATCCATCTTGTTGTTGGACCGGAGCAAACCAGTCTTGATTGATTCAACCGGAGTTGGTGATGCCATTACTGAAGACTTACAGAAAGGATTCAATCACATGGAAGGATTCAAGTATACATCCACAAGCAAACAACAATTGATGGAGTTGTTGGCATCATCCATCCAAAAGAGAGAGATTGGATTTCCGGATGGAGCCATCAAGGAAGAGTTGGAAGTCTTTGAGTATGTCTATACTGCAACCGGAGTGAGATATAATGCACCACAAGGATTCCATGATGATTGTGTGAATGCATTGGCATTGGCAAACAAATGCAGACAAAAGAATGCACATGTTGGTTTTTACCGATTCATTTGATAATTGAACATTGACAAATATTCCCATAATATAATGATGAAGATTACCATTCAGAAATACCAGGAGTTGTATGACATTGCAAACATGGAATTCAGTGAGTCAGACAAGGCATCACTATTGATTCAATGTCTGATGGAGATGAATGAAGAGCAAGTCAAATCTTTGCCACCAAAGAAATACAAAAAGATTTGCAATGAAATCAATGATGTGTTTTCAAAGTTCAGCATTGACATGGAAGTCAAGAAACCAAGAAAGTATGTGAGGATTGGTTGGAAGATTTACCGATTCAACTATGACATTGCCAAAGCACCAATGAACACCGGAAGATACATTGAGACTGCAACCTTTGTACTTGACATCACAAAGAACATTCACAAGATATTGGCAACAATGGCATCAGAAATGAAGATGACCTGGAAAGGATGGAAACCAAAAGAGGTTGATTCTGCAAATCATGAATCAATTGCCAATGACATGTTGAAACTTGATTTCAAAATTGCATACCAGGCATGTGTTTTTTTTTGCAAACTTTTCAAAAAGTCAATCAAAACTTTTCGTACTTATTTCAAAACGATATCGGTGACTCCGGAGATGGTTCAATTTTATCAGCAAACTTTGAAAAGCATTTCGGATGGATATACAACATCAAATGTGTGGCAGAGTTTGAAGGTATAAAGATGGAAGATGTGTATCTGTTGCCAGTATATCATTTCTTGAATGATTTGTCATACTTGAAAATGAAGAGAGCATTGGATGCAGAACAAGAGAAAAAGATTGCACAAAAGAATAAAACAAAGTAATGGCATTAAATATAACACAATCACAAATCAAGAATCTTGGTGATGACTGGTTGGAATCAACTGCATCAGAGTATGACAAGTTGGATGTCAAAGGAATTGACCAGGTATTGTTGAGAAGAGCAAAGGCATTTCAAACAAACTTGATAAAGAGTATAAATGCCAAGAAAGTGATTTCAACCGGAGAGATGGAAAAGAACATTAATTTCTATCTCAAACATGAATCAGCAGATGAGACATCATTGTTGATTGATTTGGCCTATTATGCAAAGTTTGTTGACAAAGGTGTGAAAGGATGGAAGTCATCAAAGAATGCACCAAAGTCACCATACCAGTACAAGACCAAAGGCATGAGTGAGGAAGGAATTGCATCAGTGAGAAAAATGATTTCACAAGGCAAGATGAAAATCAAGGTGACTGATGTCAAGAAATATGGTGCAGTTGGATATGAGAAAAAGAACAAGAAACAACAAGGAAGTTTGATTGACCGGCAGACAAAAACTGCAGTTTACATGATTAAGAAATATGGAATCAAGACCAGGAATTTCATCTCAGAGCCATTGGAGAAAACATTCAAAGGAATAGAGGTTGAGATTGGTGACCTGGTTGGACTGCAATTGATGATAAACATAATAAACAAATAATGGCAATATCAAGTTTAATCTCTCCAAGTGGTGAGATATCAATACAAGATTCATTGTGGCACATTGCATCATCAACCAATAGTGGTCAGACCGACATGAAATATGTGTTTGATGTGTATAATGGAAACACACAACTGGTGAGAGTGAAAATCTATCCGGAGCCATCCAATGGCAAAGGATATTTTGATGCATCAAGAGTTGTCAAGAATGAGATTACATATGATTGGTTCCAACCAAATGATGTTGCATTTTTAAAACAATGCCAACCATCCACATCCGGACAGATTGGATTGACATACAACATCAGAGTTGGTGAGGAAGTTAGTGGTGTGACAACATTGAACATGGCATCCGGAAACACAACTGCATATAATTTCACACCATTGTTGTATGAGAGACGCAAGATGAGGTTGTCTGATTATGACAATAAGTTTATGACCAACAGAAACAAGTTGAGCATTAGGAATGGAACATTGACAAACAGAATATACATACCATTCAAATCACAAATCAGCAATCCACAACCGGTCATTGATGCATTTGGATTCAATAATCAATTGCTATTTTCACGCAGTTTTTCATTGAATCAGAGTCCAACCGGAAACCAATTTATGCAATTTGATGTTGGTGGAAAGGTAATTCAAACATCATTAAATGGAAATCCAAGGAATCTTGCAGATGATGTAAACTATTATGAAGTTTCTTTTCTCAATATAGGTGGAGAAAAAGTAAGAGTTTATTTGGATTGTACCGGCAAGTACACACCAATACCATTGCATTTCATGAATTCATTTGGCATGTTTGAAACTGCCATCTTTAAATTGGTCAGCAGATTGACAATGGATGTGGAAAGGAAAACATATCAGACAAAAGAGTATGAATTCAATGGCAATTCAGTTGATTATTATGACACAAAGAATGTGTATCATGAAAGCAAAATCAACTATAATTCAAAGATTAATTGGAAATACAAGTTGACATATGACTATCCATCAGACCAAGAATATCAATGGTTGTCTGAATTGATTATGTCACCACAGATTTATGTTGAGATTGATGACAACTTTTATCCGGTTACAATAGTGAACACCAACTATGAATATTCACAGAACATCAATAATGGATTGAAGGAATTGCAGATTGACATTGAAATGAATCAACCAAGATTTGGATTCAGAAGATAAACAAGCACCATGGTAAGATTATTTATTGAAGATATTGAGATGGATGTGATGGCTGATTTCAGTCATCAAATAACCTATGCAGTTGATGATGTCAAGAATCTTGATACCAAATCAACATCATTCAGCAAGACCATTGTGATACCAGGTACAAGCAAGAACAACAAATTGTTTGGAAACATCTTTGAATTTGGCAACTCAAATTTCTCAACTACACAACCATACAAAAATGTCTATTATGATTTCAATGCATCCAAGTCTGCCAAGGCAAGACTTGATGTCAATGGATTGACCATCATGAAAGGTGTTTTGAGATTGATGCAGATTGTGATTGATAATGGCCGGATAGAATATGAGGTTGCATTGTTTGGTGAATTAGGTGGATTCTTTTCAAAACTTGGAGCAAGTAAGTTGGAGGACCTGGATTTCTCAGCATACAATCATGCATACAATGTCACCAATATATCTGCATCATGGGACAACTTTGCAAATGGAAGTGGATATTTTTATCCATTGATTGACTATGGAAATACATCAGCATTGGCAAGTCCTTTCTTTGCAAAGAAATCATTCTATTTTACTGCATTCAGACCGGCATTGTTTGTAAGAGAATATATTGACAAGATAATTACCGGAGCCGGTTATACCTGGGAATCAAATTTCTTTAATACTACATTTTTCAAGAAACTGATTGTTCCAAATAACCAGTTGAGATTAGCATACAAAAAGACTCAAATCTTTTCCGGAAAGCCATCATCAAGTGTTGGCATTGGTGATGATGTTACAATAACAAATCAAGTTGGTGCAAACTTTTCAACTGCTGACAATAAGACCTGGACATACAACGGAACACAAACATTCAATGGTGCAGTCAACTTGAAAATGAGTGGAACATGGAGAATCACAAATCAACAATTCATTGGTAGCAAAACTGGAAGATTCAACTTGTACAAAAATGGTTCATTGTTTGCAACTGATGGAACATTGTTTGGTGTGCCACCATCACAAGTTGGTGGATTTGGAAACTCAACAACAAATGTTCCTTTCAATTTTACTGCAAGATACACACCATTATTGACTCCATTTTCATTGGCAACAAATGATACATTTTCAATAAGATTTGACAATGTATCCGGACCGGATGCAATATCAGTGACAATCACTGGAGTTTCAATCACATTGGATGGAACACCAACCTACACACCGGCAAACTATGGTGATACATTGGCAATCACTGACACCATTCCAAAAGGAGTTTTGCAGAAAGATTTCTTTTCATCAATTGTCAAGATGTTTTATCTGATGATTACGGAAGACAAGTACAAAGAGAAACATCTCATCATTGAGCCATGGATTGATTTCTATGATTTGAATCCGGCCAACTATCTTGACTGGAGTGCAAAAGTTGACCGGTCAAAGCCAATCAAAATCAAACCAATGAGTGAAATCAATGCAAGATATTACACATTGAAAGGAAAAGTTGATTCTGATTTTTACAATGACAAGTACAAAAAGAAATGGAATGAAAACTATGGTGACAGAATCTATGACAACCAACAAGAGTTTGCCAAGGATAGTGATGGAGTTGAAGTAATATTTGCACCAACTCCATTGGTTGGATATACTGGCACCGGTCATGACAAAATATTTCCGGCAATCTATAAGTTCAACAATGGTGCTGAAGAGGCAACAGAATTCATTCCAAGAATATTGTTTGCAAATAAGTTCACCGGCAAAACATCATGGAAGATATATTCAAATAATACAATCATTGGAATTCCACAAGCATATGGAACATACACATCATATGGATATGCCGGTCACTATGACAATCCAAATTCACCAACCTATGACTTGAATTTTGGTGCTACAAAAGAATTGTTTTTTGATGCATCAAATGGATTTGGTGGTGGATGGGGTACCGGAAACAATCTGTTCAACTTATTCTATGCATCATATTTTGCAGAGAATACAGACAAGGATTCAAGACTTGTGACCATGACAATGAAATTCTATGAGAAAGATATTTTCAATTTGAATTTTGGCAAAGTGATATACATTGATGGCATTCTTTACAGACTCATAAAAATCACAGACTATTCAGATGGTGAATTGTGCCAGGTTGATTTGATGAGAATTATTAATCTTTCATACTTATAATATGGCATTAAGTTCAATAAAATTTTTTGACAACTTTGAAGGTGTTTGGACAGATGCATTGGGAAGTGGTGGTGATGTGATTGTGTATGATGACAACTCTGGATGGATTTCTTTTGCATCCAAAGGTTTGAATTTTGATGCAAGTCAGATTGGAAATGGTAGTGTGAACAATACAGAATTTCAATATCTTGATGGTGTTTCCGGTTTGATTCAAACACAATTAAATGGAAAATTAACAGATACAGAATGGATTGATGCAAGTGGTCAAACAATATCCGGATGGGCATCAACAACAATAAAAAAAATTCAATACAAATTAATTGGAAATAAAACTGCAATCTTGCAATGGGAGATTGTTGGAACCGGAACAACCGGTGGTTCTGCATCAATGACTTTACCATTCACATCATCAGCATGGGGAACACAATATGCAATGTACCAAGCAAATCAGAGTTCAACTGCAATTGGTATTTGTCAAGTAACGGCATCATCATCAACATTGACATTTTATCCAACTGCATCAATTGGTTCAAATTTCAGTAGTGGACAACCAAGAAACTTGAGAGGTCAAATGATAATAAACTTAACTTAATATGAATATAGAACAAATACAACCAAAAGAAATTTGGAGTAGTGATGGAAATAGATTTGCAACAAAATTAAAATTAATAACTTTTTATGGTTATGAATTTAATGATGGAAGTGGATATGTTGATTACCAGTTGTTGGATGAAAACAATGAAGTGATTTATTATGCAACATTAATGATTCCACAAGAAATTGTTCAACAATGGGGAAATGATGACAACATCATTTGGAATTTTATCATTCAGAAACTTGGATTAATTAAAATATAATGTCAACAATACAAACTGAAACAAACATCAAGGTCAATGTTGACACCAAGTCAGCACAAACAGAAGTTGAAAAACTGACCGACCAAATCAAGGATTTGAAAGATGCATATGCAAATGCCACCGAAGGTTCGGAGGAACAAGCAGATGCATTGAAAAAGTTGACCAAGGCAGAGAAAGACCTGGAGAAGGAGCAAACAAAACTAAACAAGTCTATTGATGCCAATGCCAAGGCAACACAAGAATCAAAGAAATCATCATCATCATTCCTTGATACCTTGAAAGCATTCTCTGTTGTTGGTGCAATCACAACTGCATTTGGATTCTTGAAGGATTCATTGATGAAAAATCAGAAGGTTGCTGATGCAGTTGGTGCAGTATTCACTACTATTGACAATGTGATGAATGCATTGGTTGAAGTCATTACAAATGTCATTGATAAAGTTGGAAAGTCATCCAATGGATTTGAGGCATTGGGGAAAGTTGTGATGGGGTTGTTGACAATAGCCATCACACCATTGAAGTTGGCATTTGGTGGAATCAAGTTGTTCATTGAACAAGCACAATTGGCATGGGAGCAATCATTCTTTGGTGATGAGAATCCGGAGACAATAAAGAAATTGAATGAAAGTATTGCAGAGACAAAGAAAGGATTGAAGGAAACTGCAACAGATGCCATTGGAGCCGGAAAGGATATTGTGAACAATTTTGGTGAGGCAGTCACATCAGTTGGTGATGTTATCTCCGGAGTGGTTGAAGGTGCATCCAAGATAAATGTGAAATCTCTTTATGAGAATGCCAAGGCAACAACTGCATTGAAAAATTCAGCAGAGTTGGCATCTGCACAATTGCAAGGATTGATTGAAGAGTATGACCGACAAGCAGAGAAATTGAGACAAATCAGAGATGATGAATCTTTGTCAATTGCTGACAGAATAAAAGCAAATGAGGAATTGGGAGTTGTTTTGAAAAATCAACAAGAGGCAATGTTGGCAAAGGCAGATGCAATCATTGCATCTGCAAAGATGGAATTGGATGCAAACAAATCATCAGTTCAATTGCAGAAAGCATTGATTGATGCAGAGAATGAAAGGAAAGGAATATTGGCACAAATTACCGGATTGCAATCAGAGCAGAAAGTGAATGCCATTGCATTGAATAAGGAGATGATTGAGATGAACAAAGCCATGGCAGATAGTGAACAACAATTGATGGTGGACAGACAAATTGCATCAGCAGAATTGTTGAAAAATGAATTGGCAAAGAATCAAGAATTGCAGAGAATAAGAGATGAAGACAGAGTGAAAGATTTGGCAAGATTACAAGCAGATATTGATTCATATAAGGATGGAACACAAGCAAAGGTTGATGCACAAATAGCATATAATGCCAAGAAACAAGAATTGGACATTGCTGATGAACAAGCCAAGGCAGAGAGAGATGCCATCATCAAACAAAGAAACATTGATGATGCAAAACAAAAGAGTGACAATCTTGTCGCACAACATGCATTGGAGAAACAATTGATTGACTTGGATTTGTTGAATGCCTATGACAAGTCAGCAAAGTTGATTGAGATTGCAAGGCAAGAAACTGCTGAACAATTGATTGAATTACAAAAACAGAGAGATGCAGAGATTGCAGATGCAGAGGCAAAAGGATTGGCAACAACAGAGATAAGAGAGAAGTATAAACTCAAGGCATTGACAATCAATACTGCATTGGCTAAGTCTGAGAAGGACCTGGCGAAAGCAAGAGTCCAGGCAAATGTTGAGGCCGGAGATGCAATTGCAAATTCATTGCAACAATTATCTCAATTGATGGGTGAGCAAACTGGAGTTGGCAAGGCATTGGCAGTGGCATCCACAACAATCTCAACAATCACATCAGCACAAAAGGCCTATGAGTCAGCACAATCTTTGCCATTTGGACTTGGTGCAATACTTGGACCAATTAATGCCGGAATTGCAATTGCAACTGGTATCATGAATGTCAAAAAAATATTGGCAGTAAAGGTTCCAAATGCATCCGGTGGAAGTGGCAGTGCATCATTGCCATCCAATTCTGCAACATCAAATCCAACTCCACCAATAACTCCACAAATGGGAACAACATTGATGAATCAAGACCAGGTCAATGCCATGGGGAATGTAACTGCAAGAGCATATGTTGTTGAGTCAGATGTTACCAATGGACAAGAAAGAATTGAAAGAATACAAAGAGCATCAAAAATAAATTAACTATAAAAAATAAGACAATGACATTACCAATCTACGAATTGAAAATATCAGAAAACTTGGATGATGAATCACAAGTTTCTGCCATAGCATTAGTTGATGAGCCGGCAATCAAAAGAACATTTCAAATATTTACAGATGAATTTATCAATCCAAGCAAAGGTGAACATGAAAAAGATTTCATTGAAAGATGCATTAAGTATGTCATCAATGAAGGAAAAGATTCTGAACAAGCATTTGCCATCTGCAATTCTTTATGGAAGGAGCATTTTGTTGGTGGTGTATCGTTTGATTATGATGGTGTATTGACAACATCAAGAGGAATTGATTTGTTGGATGTATCAGTTTCAAGAGGAACAAATGTCTATATTATTTCAGCAAGACATGATGATGCCGGATTGAAAGAGTTTGCATCAAAACATGGTGTAAAATTATCAAATGTTTTTGCAACTGGAAGTAATAAGGCAAAGATTGAGAAAGTGAAACAACTTGATGTATCAAAACATTATGACAACAATTCTGATGTCATCAATCAACTTGGAAGTATTGGAGAAAAGTTTGCATCACATCAGTCATTTCAGATTGTCAATGAAGATGAACACATTGTCACTGGTTGTCTCATGGAATCTGATTTGCTAATCTATCGCAACAATGAGACCATGGGAGAACATTATGTGAAATTCTCTGCTGAAACAATCAAACAAATATCAATCAAATGGGCAAAGCAGAAATTTCAAACAAATGTGAATTTGATGCATGATTCAAATCAGTCAGTGAAAAATGTGACCATGTTTGAGTCATGGTTGGTTGACAAGAAAAGAGGTGTGCAACCAATGAAAGGATTTGAAGATGTTGCAGATGGTTCATGGTTTGGAAGTTTCTATGTTGAGAATCCGGAGGTGTGGCAACAACTGAAAGATGGCACATTCAGAGGATTTTCAGTTGAAGGATTGTTTGATTACACACCACCAATTTCAGCAGAAGAGAATGCATTGAAAACTATTTCAAAATTGTTAAACGATATTATTGAAGATTAATACCATTATATTGTATGAATGCAAAAGAAATAATTGAAAAACTGAAAATCACCTTCAATGAATTGGTGAAAAATGCAGAAGTGCCACAAGCACCAACAACTCCATCTGCCATTCCACCGGTTGCACCGGAAATGACAATGCCAATCAAAGGCAAGTTGAAAGATGGAACAGAGGTTGAGATTACTGAATTGCAAGTTGGTGGAATTGTTACAATACAAGGAACACCGGCACCAATTGGAGAGCATGAAATGGAGGATGGAACAATCATTGTTGTTGGAGATAATGGAGCAATCATGGAAATCAAAATGGCTGATGGCACAATGCCACCAATGGTTGAGGATATGGGAGCAAAATTCTCTGCATTTGAAAATACAACAAAAGAAAAGTTTGCAAGTTATGAAACAAAGTTTGCTGATTATGAGGCAAAATTTGCAACATATGAGGCAAGATTGAACAAAGCAACTCAAGTGATTGAAGGACTTTTGAATCTGACTCAAACTCTTGCAGAGACTCCAACTGGAACACCGGATGCATCAGTAAAAACAAACAACAATTTCAAAATCGAAAAGAAAGAGATGTCATATGATATCTTGTTTTCATAATTTTTTAAAAATCAAAATCCAAGCAAAATGAGTTTATCCTTAGGAAGTTTAGCACAATATACCAATCAACTTGTGAAACCATTGTTGACATCAGCAGTGTTTGATGGCAAGACACAACAATTAATCAAGGACAATGGTATTGTCATTCCAAATGCAAAATCAGTTGTGGCAATTCCATTGATTGATACTGATGCAGTTTTTCAAACTGACTCATGTGATTACAATCCAAGTGGCACAACAAGTTTCACACAGAGAACAATTTCTGTTGGTAGAATCAAAGTTGAAGAGACCATATGTCCGAAGGATTTAGAGTTATATTTTACGCAACTGGCTCTCAAGGCCGGCAGTACTTATAGCGACTTTGGCAATGCAGATTTCCAGGCAATGTACTTGGCAAAAAAGAATGCAAGAATTGCATCTCAATTGGAGACTTGTATTTGGCAAGGTGACATCACCGGAGCAACTACATTGAACAAGTTTGATGGTTTGCAAAAACAAATTGCAACCGGTTCTATTGATGCCAATGTGAGTGGTTATACTGGTGTTGCAACAATCAGCACAATCACACAATCAAATGTAATCTCAGCGACTGAAGGTATCTTCAAAGCAATTCCGGTTGCAGTACTTGCAAAAGGTGATGTGAAAATCTTTGTTGGCAATGATTGGTACAGATTGTTAATCATGGCATACAGAGCATTGAATTTGTTTGCATACAATCCACAAGATGCCAATGCCGGTTCATTTATCCTTCCGGCAACCAATGTTGAGATAATTTCAACAAATGGTTTGAATGGTACCGGTGATGCATATGCGATAAGTTTATCAAACATGGCAATGGCAGTTGACCTTGTTGATGAGCCACAATCATATCGCATGTGGTATTCAGAAGATACCAACCAGGTAAGATTCAGATGTTCGTTCAAAGTCGGTGTCAACGTGGCTTTCAGCACAGAATGCGTTAGATTCTTGTCAGCAATTTAGTAGTAAATAATAATCAATAATCAAAGAAAGGTGGTGCAATAATCACCACCTTTTTTTTAAAACATAACTATCATGGCTACATGTAGCATCACATCCGGATATGCAATTGATTGCAGAGATTCAGTTGGTGGAGTTGAAACAATTTATTTGATTGAGAATTCTGCATTGTATGATGCAAGTGGAATCTCAAGAGTGATTGATTCATCCGGCACAATTACTGCCATCACAAAGAACACCGGCAAAAGGTTCTATGAATTCCAGGTTCCAAGAGGTACGGCATCAACAAGCAACACCATCACATCTTCACAAGAGAATGGAACAATTTACTATACACACATGGTGACATTTCCAATCAACCAAAGGAATGCAACCATCAGAAACATTGTTGCAACTCTTGCAAAGAACAGATGCACATTTGTTGTAAAGGAAGGAGATGGCACATACAAGATGTTTGGAAGAGGATTTGGATTGACATTGGATACTGCTGAGGCCGGAAGTGGTACGGCATTAGGGGACCGGAATGGATATTCTCTCAGTTTCTCATCAATGGAGTCAGAAGATTTCTTGGTTTGTCCATCAAATTTGGTTGCAAGTTTGATTGTACCAGGTACATAATATTTTTGAAATTTAACTAAATGAAACCACCAACCAATTCAGTTGGTGGTTTTTTTGATTAATATGATAAACTTAAAGAAAGGAAATACTGACACAATCATTGTGACTCTGAAAGAGAAAACACCATTGGTGATTGTCTATTTTAAGTTTATATTTACAAACAGAATCACACAAGAAATTGTGAATGTATGGTTGACTAATATCAGCACAACAGACCGATATCAGAAATTTTCAATTGTTACAAATACATACTTTGCAAATGGAAATATTGGATTGTGGTCATATGATGTGTATGGATGTGCATCAATAGGTGGAACACCAAACACACCATTGTTGGAAAGTGGATACATGAATTTGAATCCATCATCTGATTTTGCACCAACATCATACAATGAACAATCAAACCAATTCAAGACTTACAATGGATAATCAATACAAACATATTGTTTTGCATTTTGACCAGGCACAACAACCAAAGTTCAAAGAAATTAAGTCAAAAAACTTTGTTGAATTTGGAGAGAAAAATGACTATCCAAATTATCTTTTGTCTTTGTATAATGAGTCACCAAAACATGGAGCCATAATCAAGTCAAAGGCAAACTATGTATATGGCCAAGGATTTGAGAATGAAGGTATGGCAAATGCATCCGGTGAGACCTGGAACAACATTGTAAAAAGATGCATCAAGGATGATGAGTTGTATAGAGGTTATTATTTGCAAGTAATTTGGAACAGAGCCGGAAAGATTTCTGATGTATATCACATTGAATTTGCCAAGGTGAGAGTCTCAAAAGATTTGAAAAAGTTTTATGTCAAAAATGATTGGACAGATTTCAGAGAAAAACCAAGAGAGTATGATGCATTCAATGTCAACTATCCGGTAGGTTCACAGATATTCTACTATAAAGAATACAATCCATCAAGTGATATCTATCCATTGCCATCCTACATGCAAGGTTTGAATTATATCTGTTCAGATATCCAGGTATCAAGACACATACTTGGAAACTCTTTGCAAGGTTTTGTTGGTTCAACCTTAATCAATTTGAACAATGGAGACGCAATAAATGAAGAGCATAAAGGTGAGGTGGAAAGAGGATTGTTGAAAAAGTTTACCGGCAGTGAAGGAAAAAGAGTTGTCATCATGTTCAATAAGAGCAGAGAGAATTCTGCCGAAGTTTTGCCATTGGGGAACACAATGTTGACCAAGGAAGATTTCACCAATGTGAACAATCTCATTCAGTCAGAGATATATGCATCACATCAGATTGTGACTCCGGCATTGTTTGGAATTGCAACTGCCGGTGCATTAGGTCAAAGAAATGAGATAAGAGATGGATATGAAATCTTCAACAATGTATATGTAAAAGAAAGACAACAAGAGATTTCCAAGATAGTGACCAACTTGAGAAATCTGAAAGGTGAAGTTGGTGAATTCAAATTGGTTCCATTAGAGCCATTGAAGTTTGAATTCTCTGAAAATATAATGGCACAGAATCTGACCAAAGATGAAATTCGTCAATTGATGGGGAAAGAGCCATTGGAGGCAAAAGTCAATACAACTGCATTATCTATCAATGACAATATCAATGCATTGTCACCATTGGTTGCCACAAAAGTATTGGAATACATGAGTGAAGATGAGGTGAGAGCATTGGCCGGACTACCGGCAAAGAATCCAACTGGATTGCCAACAATCAATCCATTGACCGGATTGCCAGGTCAAACAATTCCGACAACTCCACAACCGGTTCAACAAGCAAATGATGCCATCAAGAATCTGACCGGCAGACAATATCAGAATGTGATGAGAATTGTGAGGCAGTTTGGAAATGGCAAGTTGAACAAGGAACAAGCAACAATGATGTTGAAGAGTGGATTTGGATTCACAGATGATGATGTCAACACATTTCTTGGAGTTGATGCAAATCCAATGACTGATGATGAGCCACAAAAGTTTTTTGCTGATGATGATGATGAAAGATTGTTCCAAGAGTTTGAATCATGTGGTGAAGACAGAAACAACTTTGAAATAGTTGAGAGCAAGTTGGCAATGCATGAGTCATTTGCTGACTGGAGCATCAGACCAAGTCTGTCAACAAATCAAGCAAATGTGTTGGACTTAATGACCAAGGATTCAAACATCACACCGGAAGTGATTGCAAAAACATTGAATCTTGAATTGAATGTTGTGAAACAAATTGTCAATGACTTTTTGAAAGCCGGAATCATTGAATTCATTCCATCAGATGTCAACATCAATCCATCAATAAAAGTTTTGAAACCAGTTTCACAATTGGAAGGAAAGGATTCAACCATTACCAGGTTGGTAATTCGTTACACATATGAAGGACCAAAAGACAACCGGAACAGACCATTTTGTGCAAGGATGTTAAAGATATCAGAAACAAAGATGTGGAGCAGAGCAGACATTGAGAACATCTCTGCAAGACTTGGTTATTCTGTATGGGACAGAAGAGGAGGTTGGTGGACACATAGCAATGGAAAAAGAACACCATTTTGCAGACATAGTTGGATTTCAAATCTTGTTAAACCAAAACAATAATGAGCAAGAATATTCTATTCATAACAGAACAGACTTTCAAGGAAAGGACCGGAGCATCAAACAACATTGATGGCAAACAATTGTTTCCAATGATTAAGGTTGCCGGAGACATTTATATTCAACCGGCATTAGGTTCAAAGTTGTATACAAGATTGCAAAATGGAGTTACTGCAAATAATCTGACTATCAATGAAAAGACATTGATTGATGACTATATCACAGACACATTGATTTGGTATACCATGAGCATGTTGCCAATGACCATGGGATTTCAATTGTTCAGCAAAGGATTCTTGCAAAAGACAAGTGAAGAGTCAAACACACCATCAAGAGGTGACATGGAAATGATTGAGCAGAAGTATTTGTCAATGGCTGAATTCTACAAGACCAGGTTGATTGGATATCTTAAAGAGAATTACAACTTATATTATGAATATATCAACACCGGAAGTGCATATGATACAATCTTTCCGGAAGAGAAAGCATATACATGTCCAATCTTCCTTGGTGATGATTATGGTGTGAAATCATTTGTCAATTCTCAGAGTCAATCAGAGGCACCATTGGTTGCAACATATGTTGCAGTTGGAAATGAATCAACATTCAATGTGAATGCATTGTATGGAAGGACATGCAAGTTGGCATTCAGAAGTGGATTGCAAAAGACAATTGTGACTACAACAACAACTGACACCGGAGCCATTCAAATCAACAACAATGTTGTGACATTGCCAACTGGAGATATTGCAATGGCCGGTGAAATATTTACTTTCTTATACAACTAATATGAGCAAAGGATACAAAAAAGAGTACATCAAAAAAGTAAAAGAAAAATTTCATGACATACAATCAAATAGTGACAGAAGTAGAAACAATTCTGACAAGTCATGCAATGATAAAGGATGTAAGATTCGCAACACCGGTGGAGTGGTTGGCCTGGGAAAGTGAGCCAGTTTTGCCGGTTGCATTATATTACATAGACCAAGGAAATTTCAACATTGGAAGAGAATTGACATTTTCGGTACAATTTTGGTTCCTTGATAAGAGTGGAGTTGAAGGAGAGTTTGAAACAGAGGTGACAAGTGACCAACATCAGATTGCCGGAGACATCATCAATTTGATGAGACAGAAAATTTCTTACTCAATTGATGACCAAATAGTGTGGAATGCATTGTCAGAAAAGTTTGAAGATTATTTGAGTGGTGTGACTTTGACTTTTACAATATCAACAACCGGTGAATTTGGTGCATGTGATGTGCCAACAAATTAAATTTATGAAAAGAATACTGATTTTGTTTTTGATGATTTTTGCAATGAGTGCAAAAGGTCAAGTTTATCAATCAATGCCACAATATGGATACCAGGCACCAAGAATGATGTTTGATTCAACTTTACAAATACCAACAACTTGTGGTGTGCCAACATTGAAATCTCTTGTTGGAGTGAATAAGAAATCAGCAATTGCATTTGACTCTTGCAACAATAGATTCTACACATACAATCCAAAAACATTGACATGGTCACAAGTGACCGGAGGTGGTGGAGCAAGTGGAATTGATTCATTGAAAAGAGTTTCAGATTCAATCTTTGCAAGAAAGGATGGAACATTTTATTTCCAATATAAGGATTCAATTGGTAGTGGTGGAGGTGGTAGTGGTTCAGATACTGCAAAGGTTGTAATTGCACAAGTGAGAAATCTTGAGGCAACAACATTGCAGATTGGAGAGGTTGTATACTTGAAAGGTTCTACCGGAAATACTGCGTCTGTTAGGAGAGCAACAAACCGAGATGATTCCACATCATCAAGAACATTGGGAGTTGTTCGTGCATCAATTGCACCAAATGGAACCGGTTTTGTGACCACACAAGGTCAAGTTGAAAAGATGAATCTTGGTTCATATGCTGAAGGAGACATTTTGTGGTTGGACTCCATTGCAGGAGGAGTGACAAAAATCAAGCCAATAGCACCATTTCATGGAGTCTTCATTGGCATTGTGGAAAGAGCAAACAATGGAAATGGCATTGCATACATCAAGCCACAAAATGGATATGAATTGGCAGAGATTCATGATGTGAGAATAACATCACCAATCAATGGTCAGATTCTTGTATATTCTGATACACAAAAGATTTGGAAAAATAGAACAATAACTGCACCAACTGCACCGACTCTTCAAGATGTAACAACACAAGGAGCAACCACAACTGATAAGATTACAATGAGTCAATATGGTATTTACAACAATGAATTTAATGCATTAAATGGAAATAGATATTCAGTTTTTAATTGTTTTGCTGAAACTCTTGGAGATATTCAATTGAATTGGACTGATGATATAAACACGAGTTTTTTTACTCCATCCTTAATCATGCAAAGTCAAGGTGGAACACCACCAAGCCGTATCATTTTAAAAAATGATGAAATAACAATTCAACATCCGGATAAAGGTTCTATATCATTATTGATGCAAAGCAGTACAAATGCACCATTCATTTATTTACCTTCCGGAGGTTTTAATCCGGACACAATTGCAACAAGAGCAGATGTAAGAAACAAAGGATATAAAATATATTCTGCAACAATTTCTGCAAGTGGTGGTTCAAGTCCAACTCTTCAACAACAATTTATCAATGAAATTGGTGTGGTTACATTCTCTGTTACTGCATCAGAATATGTAATACAATGCACCGGTTGTTTTCCGGCAAACAAGACATATATCGCAAAGCCAAATTTCAAAGCCGGTTTATTTACTCAAAGTGCAAATGCGTATCGGTTTGATAATGACAATATTTACATAGAAGTATTTAATTCTACCGGAACACAGATTTTGAACACATTTGACAATATGATGATAGAAGTAAAAGTTTACGATTAAAAAATAAAAATACCAATGGACAATAACCATCATTCACCAGTTTCAATCATGTTGACAATAACAACAACCATTTTGAGTTGGCTGACATTCTACAATGCACAATATTTCATGTCATTCATTCTGACTTGCATTGGTATCATATCCGGACTTTTTGCAATTCGGTATTATTACTATGCCGGTAACGAAAAACGCAACAAATTAAAGAACAATAAAAAATCACAATTATGAATTCAACCTTCTTGACATTAGGAACCAAAGATTTCATCAAAGGACTTTTGGTTGCAGTATTATCAGCAGTTGTCACAATTGTCTATAATACAATCCAAACCGGTTCATTGGCATTTGATTGGAAAGCAATTGGCATGACTGCATTGACATCTGCAATTGCCTACATCATGAAAAACTTGTTCACCAATTCAACCGGTTCATTCTTGAAAAAAGAGCCATCTGAATGAGGTCAATCATTATTGCATTGATTCTTTGTTCATGCTATTCACCAAAGAAAGCAGAGAAACAACTCATCAAGGCACAACTCACACATCCGGATGTTGTCGCAAAGAAAACATCTGAATGGTATCCATGTGTAATAAGCCAACCATCAATTGACTCATCGGATGTCAAAAGATGGTTGGCAATTATTGATTCATTGAATAATGAAATCAACTTTGATATCATTGAAATAAATGACACAATAAAGTTGACAGATACAATCAAGGATTCACTTGCCTACAAGTATTGGTTGAATAAATACAAAACTAACCAACAGATGATTTCCAATTTGAAAGTATTGTTGTCATCAAAGGTTCCAACAATTTATAAGACAATAATGATTTCAGACTCTGCCAGGTCATTGCAACTTGCAAAAGAAATTGAGCAATTGAAAGGTGACAAAAATAAATATCAAGGCAAG